GTGGATGAGACGGAAGGGGGAACGCTGACCGAAGAAACGACCACGGCCACCCCCACAGCAGATTTTATCGAATCCCTCACCTATGACGTTTCCAAATCCGACGCGCAGGAATCCATTTCCGAAGATTTGGAATCCATGCAGGACCAGATTTCGGACAAGCTGAAGATTGTGGACCTCAAGGGCGCGGTGGAACTCGGCAAGGAATTTACCGAATCGGCTACCGCGAAGGCGAAACTGGCGAGGGCGATGGACAACTTGAGCGTCCTTCCGGGCTACGAAGAGATCAAGGACCGGATGAAAGCCCTTGCGATGAAATATCTGGAAAAAGGGGCAACGCCGGAGATTGCAGCGGCGACCGCATACGAGAAACTTTACAGCCAACTTTCTCAGTTGCAGACGCTACGCTCCAAGTATTCGGTGCTGCTCAATAAATAAAGGGAGGCATCCCCTCAATACGAGGACAAGATGACCATGGAAGAGAGCGAAACAAAGGTGCGGTGTAAGCGTTGCGGTTTCCTCTGCGACACCGGCAGGGACAAAACCGGCAGCGGTTCGGGCGTTACCTACGTTTCCATAACCCATACCGCAACGACTTGCCCCGACGACCCGATGGTCATCGCAGGCTGTCCGTTCTGCGGAACCAAAAACTATTTGAACTGGCAAAGATAAGGAGGACATTATGCGTGTAGTGCGCGATTTAATTGCCGGTAACGTATGCCCTCCCCCGATAGAGCTTTGGTATAACGGCGAAGTCGCCGCAGATTCCACTACCAAACGCTATAAGGGTTCGCTCGTGAAGATGATGGACTTTGATGATGTCGATCATGGGAAATTCTTCACGTTTGCGGGGGAAACTACCGCGCTGGAAAACATCGCTGGCATTCTGGAGGAAGAGCACGGAACCAGCGGGAACTACCTACCGGATGACGGGACGTATTCGTGCCGTTATCGGAAGGTCACGCCGATTTTCCCCTCTTCGGTGATCGAAGCGGAATACTCCGCTGCGGATCTTGCGGGAACGGCAAACTATGACACGGCGGCGACGGGAACCGCCGGAACCGACGATCTGACGATTACAGTGGTTCAGGATGAGCCTATCGGCGGTTGGGTGTATTTCCTCAACGGGTCGAATAAGGATTATCTCTACTATATCGACGATACCGCAACCACGGCCTCGGCACAGCTACTGCCGAATCTGAACTACGACGTGGCCGCGGCGGACGACTTCATCTATGTCGCTCCGCCCTGCACCAATCTCCTGCTTCTGGATGCGACCTATACCGGCCTCAAGTCGGAAATCAAATCCTCGTCTCGGACGCTTAGTGTTCAGGGGATTTCCACCTGGATCGAGGCTCCGGGGATGCAGAAGCAGAGACTGGACTTCGCGAAGCACGCGGGGCTGAAAATCCCCAATGCGAGGTTCTATCATCACTTCGTCATCGTTCCCAAAAGCAAGAACGGCGCGACGACGTTATCAAACATTTGGGTTCATGGTCTCGAAACCACTGCCTAACAAGGAGGTTAAACAATGGCTGTTCCGAATGTAGCAATCAGTGAGAATTTCGGAGACCTCCTTGATGCGAGGTTCCGAAAAATCTATCAGTCGGAGTATAAGGAAGCCATCGACGAGTCGATGATTCCCATGCTCTTCAAGGTCATGTCGCAGAGTTCCGGGGCCGATTACAGGGTTTCCGGAATCGGCGGCATGGGGGACATTCCGACCTTTGACGGGTCGATCACCTACGATAGTTTCAGTCAGCTCTACGACAAGACCATCACGTTCCCCGAATACGCTTTGGGGTTCAAGGTGGAACGTAAGCTGGCCGACGACGATCTGTTCGGCATCATGGACCAGAAACCGGCGCAGTTGGCCGTTTCGGTCGCAAGGACGCGGGAGAAGGCGGCTGCGGCGGTGTTTAATACCGCATTCACCTCCACCGACAATGCCGACGGCGTTGCGCTGTGTTCTTCTTCCCACCCCTATTCCCCGGACGATTCCACGACCATCGACAATGCGGGAACTTCCGCGCTGTCTGCGGTTTCCGTGGAGGCCACCCGGAGAATCGGCCTCACTTCGATCTTCAACGATCGCGGCGAGATCGCGGATGTCAATTACGACACCCTTCTGGTTCCGGTGAACCTGGAGGAAACGGCATACGAGATCATCAATTCCAAGGGCAAGGTGGATACGGCGAACAACAACCAAAACTTCCACTATGGCCGGTACAAGCTGGCCGTGTGGCGGCGTCTGACGGACTCGAAAAGCTGGTTCTTCATTGACTCCGGTCTCATCAAAAAGTTCCTTTACTGGATCGACAGGGTGAAACCAGAGTTCAAGAACGACCGGGATTTCGACACGATGATGGCCAAATGGTCGGTCTATATGCGCTTCGGCGTAGGGTCGGCTGATTGGCGGTTTATCTATGGCCATCTTGTGGCCTAAACCAACCGGACGGCGGGGGTAATGCTCAAAAGCCCCCGCCGATTCGCTGACGGGTAAAGGGCGGTTCGATCCCGCCCACCATTGCATGAGGGCGAAACAAGACAGGGCAATGGTCCTGAAAGAAAGGGAAGAGATATGGGTTGGACAAATTTTCCACACGGGGTAACGAGCTTGGGCATTCCGCAGGTCGGGTCCGGCGGGATTCCGGTAACGCTTGGAGATTATTTCTTTGTCGATTCCGGCACGGGTAGCGCAAGCAATCCGGGGACCGACCCCGCAAATCCGCTTGCGACGATTAACAGCGCAATCGGCAAATGCACGGCAAACAACGGGGATGTGATCGTCGTCCTTCCCGGCCATACGGAAACGATTGCATCGGCAACCACTCTGGTCCCTAACGTGGCGGGCATCACAATCGTCGGCTTGGGCAAGGGGTCGCTTGTGCCGACACTGACCTTTAGTGCCACGGGCAGTGAGATTGAGATTGGGGCGGATAACATCACCATTGAAAACATCCGCTTTCATGCCGGTGTCAGTGCGGTAGCCACCGGGGTTGATGTGAATGCGAACCATTGCACCATCAAGGATTGCGTTTTCTATTATGGCGGAACAACGACCTATGACTTCGTTCAGGCCATTGACGTTGACGCTTACGATGATTGCCAAATCATCGGGTGCAAGTTCTATGCGGAGAACGCAACCGCCGGTGCGGATCAGCACATCAGGCTTGATGATGCACATCGCACACGGATTATCGGATGTGAATTTTACGGGGATTGCGCGGACGCCGCCATTGTCGGAGAGGGGGCTGCAAGTCTCAGCATCCTCATTGCCCACAATATCATCTATAACGATGATACCTCCTCCGCTACCAACGGGATTCATCTTGGCGTGGCATGTACCGGGATGATTGCCTATAACAGCGTCACGGGTCTGTATGCGACTGCGCCGACTGCAATCATTGATCCCGGTAGTTGCGGGTGTATCGAGAACTATGTGAGCAATGCCATTGATGAGTCTGGCACAATCGTTCCGATAACACTGTCATCCACCTAACCATTAACCCCGACGGGGCGGCGGGTAAACCGCCCCACATTGAATGAAAGTAAACATCATCGGCAAGGGGGCCGGGTGGGAGAAGGCTCCGATGGACGGCGAAAGTTGGGGGATTACGCAACTGTGTTTGCGCCGCCCCGTATCGCTGACCATCGACATGAACGTATATGATGATGGGCGATGGGGGGATGAGCAGGCGAGGGAAGCGGACGCGGCAAGACAATACTGTTTGGATCATGCCATTCCCTACATCGACCTTGCAACCTATCCCATCGACGACATCATCGGTCACTTCGGGACGGACTATTTCACCAATACCGTCGATTACGCCCTTGCCCTTGCGATCTATCGCGGCTATCGCGCCATAGACATGTATGGCGTGAATATGGCCACTTTCGGGGAATACGCCTACCAAAAGCCTGGGGTCGAGTTCTGGACCGGGATGGCGATGGGCCGGGGGATCAAGGTAAACGTCCACGGATCTTTGTCGGTGATCCTCAAGTCGAGGGACGGGCTGCTTTACGGCTACGACCGAAGGCAGTTGTGGGCTGAAAAGATGGCGCAGGAGATGAAAAGGCTTGCAGCAGCAGGCTAATGAAAAACGAGGGGGAGGGGGATGAAGCTCAAAAAAACGATATTCACGGTGAACGTGGATAATTTCGCGCCGGAAGTCACGGAAATCACGTTCCCATACATCAAGGCATACGCGCACAAGATCGGCGCGGAGTTCTTTGAAATCACAGCGAGGAAAAACCCGGACAAGCCGCCCGCATATGAGAAGTTCCAGATTTACGATCTCGGCAGGCTGATGCGAAACGACTGGAACATCTTCTTTGATGCGGACACGCTGATCCACCCGGACTATCCCGACATCACGACCCTGTTGAATAAGGATACGGTATGTTTCCACGGGAAGGACTTTGCGCCTATCCGTTGGCGGTATGACGAGCCGTTTCTGAGGGACGGGCGATACATCGGCGGATGCAACTGGTTTGCGGTAGCGTCCGACTGGTGTTTGGATTTGTGGCATCCGCTGGACGTGCCGATGGAATACGCAATAGACCAAATCTTTCCGGCGGTGTTGGAGTCGAAAACCGGGGTCACGCGAGAACATCTTCTGGACGACTATCTCGTAAGCCGGAACATTGCCCGATACGGCTTGAAGCATACCACGGCCATGAAGGTTCTGGAGCCATACGGGATTCAGATCGGATACATCTGGCACGACTACCTGTGCGGCCCGGAAGAGAAAGCGGTGAAGATGAAGGAAGCCCTGAAAAAATGGGGTTTGAAATGTCCGAAACTTGGGGGGGGGTAAGATGCGGTGCATTCGGGATATGGAGACGGTGCAAATCGAGCTGACGAACGCCTGTATCAATCAATGCTCGAATTGCACGAGGTTTGTCGGCCATGTGGAGAAACCGTTTTTCATGCCCGTTGAGCAGGTTGCGGAAGGTGTGGATTCGCTTAAAGGGTTTCTGCACATGATTGGCGTGATGGGCGGGGAGCCGCTTTTGCATCCGCAGTTCTCTGAAATCTGCAAGGTGTTTCGGGAGAAGGTTCCGTTTGAGAAGGCGGGGCTGTGGACCTGCCTGCCGGAAGGGAAGGAGCACTACCGGGAAGAGATATGCAGCACCTTCGGAAACATCTTCATCAACGACCATTCGCGGGATGACATTTACCATTGCCCCGCGCTGGTGGCCGGGGAAGAGGTGTTCAAGGGATTCGAGGATGACCAATGGTACATCTACGACCACTGCTGGCTGCAAAGATGCTGGAGCGCGTCGATCAATCCGAACGGGGCGTTTTTCTGTGAGGTTGCGGCGGCGATGAGCATCCTGTTTGACATCAAGGCGGGATGGGAAGTGAAACCGGGATGGTGGAAACGGGCCGTGAAGGATTACAAGGAACAGATTGAAACCTTCTGTCCGAAGTGCGGAGTGGCGATCCCTCTGGAGAAGAGGCGAAGCACGGACGGAAGGGATGACATATCCAAAGGCAATTACGAACGGCTGAAGGATACCAGCCCGAAGATCAAGGCCGGGAAGTATGTCATTCACGATTTGAGGATTGTTCGGGACAGCAAGCCGCTTGCGGCATACAAGGAGGAAGGATACCGAAAGGACATAGCGGCCAGATACGGGATGTTTCTTGTGCTGAATGACAGCAGGTATCAGACACCCTATTTGAAAAAGAATTGGAGGCGAGGGGATGAGTAAAAAGAAGAGCAAAGCATTGCCTGAAACGGTGTTTGCTTCGGACGCGCAGATTCGGGCCGTCAAGAACGACATTCGCGAATTGGAAACGATGTTGGAGAACGACAAGCGGCTGTTTACCAAAAGCCCGCGCATACAGGATGAAACGGCATTCAAGGCCGAAATCCTGAAAAAGCAGCAGTGGCTTGAACGGCATACCCCGCGGGCATTGAGGGGAGAGGCGGCGAACAAGGCATACAAGGAATACAAGCAGCTTGCCGAAAAACTGAAGGAGAATATGCCGAAGGCGTCGATGTTCTATCAGCGGTATCCGAGGGGGGATGACCCGCACACGAAGAACCAGAAATTTGAAGAGGCGG